TTAGCCAGAGCCAGAGCCAGAGCCATCGCCATAGCCAGAGCCATCGCCAGAGCCATAGCCATAGCCAGAGCCAGAGCCATTTACGAACTTAAGCGCCATTGATAGAATCCTCAGACTTTTTAGAGCAAGGTATCAACTCACATACACCAGTCAAATAAATTTCTGGGTTTGTAGTATCAACTGTTGAGTCTTTTTTGATGCCACTTTGTGCAACGCCGGACAGGGCAATTCCATCTTGTGCCTTCCATTGCCACAGGCGACGGCTGTCTTTTAATATCACAGTATCGCCATCTACAGATACTACCGTTCCGGCATGTACCCCTGCGGAATAGCAACGTGCTATTACGTAACGGCCTACAAATGGATGATGATTTTTTGATTCAACTGGGCTTGAAAAACTACTCGCCAATTGTGCAATTTGTTTTACTTCTGCGATTGTTAGATTGTCAATGTTCATGGTGTTTCCTCGGTTGGTGGTTGGTTTGTTTAGTTCGCACGCTCATGCGGACAATCCGCATTTTGAGCAAATTTAATCGCTAATCCCCGTGGTGGTGAGGATTAGACCGGCGCGTTTTACTACGGCTTTTTCGACATACCGCCCCACTTGTAGCCCATGCGCTCGGCTGTTGCGCGTTCAAATGATTTCTCATAGTCCCATTGGCTATTATCATAAGAATAATATGGAGCTATTAAAAACACATCCAAAAGCTCATCATCCGTCATCGGCACATAGGGCTTGCTTAGGCGTTCAATAACAACAGCCTGCTGTTGTGCCGCATCATTTAATGATGCTATTTCGGCCTGTTTTTCTGCCAAATGATCGCGCAAGTTGTCATTAAACTGTTGCTTAAATTCAATCTCGGCCTGTTGTTGCAGTAGCGCGGCACGGCAGTCGCGCAATGCTTGGTACGGGTCGGCATCGTCATACAGCGCGGCATCAATCCGCTTAATCAGTTCGTTGTTGTCAGTCATGGGTTATTCCTTTAATGTGTGACACAGATTCTACACGGCGTTGACAGCCAATTTCGGAAAGCCACTTATCCATGCACCCAATGCAAAGTCTGTAGCAACCCCAGCGGCCTTGCGAAAAGCCCTTCTCGTACCTGTACAGGTAGCCTTTTTGTATCTCATGCTCTTGCTCGCCCAGTAGTCCGAAGCAGATGTAACGCTCACGCGCACGTCGCAGTGACACCTGTTGACAACGGATGTTGTTGTCGCGCTCTCCAGCAAAAGGGTCAAACCTCAAGTAATCATGCTTCTGAAAGGCGAGTCCCTCGTAAGTCATGGGCTTTGCTCCGCGCTATACGCTTGATATTTCTCTGCGTTAATTTTTCTCTGGGCTTCAATTAAAGATGTTGTCATGAACGCCAACTGATACAGAATCCCGTTAACTCCGTATCTGCGAACATAGTTCTCAAGCAATGTGCTATTCCAGCCGCCATCAACCTCGCCGATTTTGTACATTCCGGCATCATCGTCCGTGTGATAGCCAATTGACCCTAATTCTTTTATGTTACTCATTGATTGCTCCTTGTGACTTGCCCTCGCATAGTGCTATGGCTCTTTGAGATTCGTTAAAAGCATTCGCCTGCAACTCAAAACAAGTGCTATTCCCAAACCCAGCTTTTTTATACAATTCGACAGCACCCAACAACGCCTGACGCTCTGCGAGTAGTTTTGCCAATTCCGCTTCCTTTATCTCAATAATAGCCTTTCTGCATTCAGCATCAAATTCAAAAGCATCAGTGCATAGGCGGATTTCCTTGTTCTCTGCGAGTAGGGCGATGATGATATCCTTGGCTTCTTTTTCAGTGAGCGTTGGGGCACTAAAGCTATCCATCAACACAAACCACTCACGCGCTTTCTGTTCAGTGTTCATGGCTTCACCTGCGCGGCGGCAGTTGTAGCTTTTAGCGCTTTGTAATAATGATGTTCATGTTCGCCATGTAGTTCGAGCAACTCACAAGCATCGTCTAGCGTTTGCCAATCAACCAAAATCATCCCATCAGGCGGTGCTATGCCGTGGGCACGCAGGCGCGTAAGCATTACGTTAGCATTTAGAATCTGAGCGTCCGAAATCCTACCCATTAGCGAATCCGATTCCAAAATCCCATCAATCAATGAAGTAACTTCCTGCAATGTAGGCGCGGTCATTTCTTTTTACCCCTTTTAGCCGCACGTTTTTGTTTAGCCGCGCCAGTGTTTCGTTCGCGGCTGTCAGGCAAAAAGTGCGGGATTGAATGTTTAAGCGGCGGCATGGTTACGGAAAGCCCTGCGGCAAGCGCCATTAACATTACAGCCTTCTTCACAAAACACCCCAGTTCGCACAATTTCGAGCTCAGCGAGTTTTGCTTCCGTTTGTTCAATTTGTTGCTCGATGTTCATTTTTTATACTCCAATATTATTGAGTTAATAAGCTCTCTTTTTGTTTTTGACATAGAGTAAGTCAGCTTTTTTAGTTTATCCGCCGCCTCTTTCGATAATACGAAAGTGACAGTAGCTCCGCCGTTCTTTGCGATTCGCTCACGATACGCGCGCTGTCTTTCAGTTGAGTTCATCATAAGTATCTATTGCCCAGAATTTCCGACAAAGGTTTGTTTGTTTAACTCCCCGCCAGTTTCTAGGACGGTATAGGTTGCGCCGCGCATGATTCGATTATGGCGAACACTGGTCAGCATAATCTGTCTGCCGCATGTTGCGATATGCTGGTATCGTTTTGTGGTTCGAGATATGCCATCGAACTTAATCTTTTCGCCATTGGCGCACTCGGCTTTGTACAGTCGCTCGCCGTTACCGCCGAGAGCCAAGCACACGCGCTTCCACGCTTTGCCGTGACCTCTATCAATCCTAAGATAAAAGCATACGATATGGGCTATTTCATGCGGCACTGTTTCCCTGATGAATCGCTCAGGGTCTTGGGCAAATATGGCGGTATTGAATGAAACTAGAATGCCACTTGTTGCCTTGCCTGCCGCGCGGCCTTTGGTATAGAACTTTATTTCCGGCGCTGGCGCATCGTACGATGGGAACTTTTCGCGCGCAACTTTCAATACCTTTTCGACCTCATCCACGATGGCTTGCTCGATATTCATTATTCACCCCGCGCCTTGGCTATGGCGGCGCTATTCATTTCTAATGTGCGCTCACACGGTATGTTTGAGCCGAGTGAACGAGCCTCTCGAATCCATGCGTCTGCTATTTCCAGCGCCTCAAGCAAATCAGGCGCGGCGGCGATTAGACGGGCGTTGGCATCGCGTTCAGCGCATTGCGCTTTGTACCCCTCGCCTCGCTTAAATTTTGCTTGGCACGTTACGAAAGCAATATGCTGTTCGGTGTCCGGCGACACAACCGCAACTGCGCCGTCATTCATAATTATTGCCTTACCGACTTTCCAGTTTGCGCTTTTCATTTCACTAACTCCATTCATGCCTAAGCGGTATGCTTCGGTCATGTGTTAATGCTAAACCGTTACTTGTAACTTGTCAACAAGTTTGTCAATGAATACGTATGCATTAGGATTTTTCTGGCTTTGTGAAGTAGGCCATAAGCGCTGATAACGCAATAATAACGAATGCAGTCCAGTCAGTCGGCGTTGCGCCGAATGACTTAAGGAATCCAACGAATCCGGCAAGGATAATCACCGCCACAGCAAAGCGAATGAATGCCCAGAATGCGGCGGCGATTATTTTCATTTTCAAGCCTCTGTAAATTCGATTTGATTTTGCGGACTTTCCGGTTCAGGTTCGCCGATTATTTTTCCGCCGTGCATACCGTGATAGAAAAGGTCTTCGCCGGTAGCCACTTCACACTTGACTTCGGACTTCAGGCTTGCCAACACGTCACGCACTGCGCCTTGCTTGGTTTCGGCGTAGATGAAATATTCTTGTTCCCGAATTGTTACTTTATGAATCTTTTTGCGAGCCATAATAAAACCCCTTTTGGTTTATTGATTAAAATGGAACTTCTTCATCATCGAACGGGTCAGCCGATGGCTGTGCCGCTTTCTGAGCTGGCTTCGGCGTACTGAATCCGTCAGACTGTATATACCCATGTTCGCTTGATGGCTTTTTGCCGCCGAGCATTTGCATCTGGTTCGCCACGATGTCCGTGGCGTAGCGCTCGACACCTTGCTTGTCGGTGTACTTTCTGGTTTCCAGCTTACCTTCGACATAGATGAGCGCGCCCTTCTTCACATACTCGCCGACAATTTCAGCCAGCTTGCGTGTGAACTTTACGCGATGCCACTCGGTTTTTTCCTGCTTCTCGCCGTTCTTATCCTTCCAGCTTTCGCTGGTGGCGACCGACAGGGTGCAGTACGCATCACCGGACTGGAAATATCGCAGTTCGGGGTCTTTGCCGACCGAGCCGATGACAATTACTTTGTTGACTCCCTTGCTCATATCTGTACCTCATATTTGGATTTAATTTGCTGGACAATCTGTTCGACTTCCCAGTTCAGTGTGACGCAGTTTACTTCGAGCTTTTTAATGTACTCTTCATCGCGCTCGATGGTTTCGATGTAGAGCTGAAGGTGCGGCGGAAATGATTCGTTGTAGCTGATAAAATGCCACCGCTTCCTTCCTGAAACAAACATATTGCCTTGGCATTGGGCGATATGTTCTTCCGGCATTCCTTCAATCAGGGTTTGAAGATGTACTTTGGGGTCAATCGGACACTTGATTTCCCCGCCGTCATCATCATCCATAATCCAGTCTGCCGAAGCACCGATGTACGGATACCTTGGATGCAATATAAACCCTACCGTATCGACCAAGTTGCCGGTCTTTGCTTGATAAGCGGCGCGCGCCTTTGGCTCGGCCAGCTTACCATGCTCCAATGCTTTTGCTTTAATCTCGACCTTTGGTTTGCCGGTGATTCTGCCGGTTGCAAGCTCAAGGATATAATCAGTTCTGGCCTTCAGCGGCTTATCCTTGGTTTTCGACCGCGAATCAAATGCGTTCACATCGCTGGCGCGCGACATCGTGATGATGCCTACGCGCTCTTGATGCCATTCTGCTGTGCCTTGTTCGGTCATGTCAGTAATCAATCCGAATGTTTGGGATTTTGCCGCGCACAATTGCAATGACAATTGCCTTGCCCTGCTCTATGGTTATTCCGCCAGCCGATACCAATGCGGTCAAAATCACACGGTTTATGACGGCTTCAGATAAAGCTTCTGCGGCTTTAGACAAAGCTTGGGCGGATTCTACGGCTAGAGGCTCTGCGACAGGCTCAGAAACAACTGGCGTCATTGCGGCCTTGGCTTCAGCCTCTTCAGCGCGGCGCTCAGCGGCAAGCTTGGCAAGCTCCGCTTCCCTGACAGCCGCTTCGGCTCGCTCAGTGGCCTCACGCGCCGCCTGTTCAGCGATGCGGCGTTCACGCTCTACGCGCTCAGCTTCGGCGGCACGTTCGCGCTCAGCGGCTTCAGCGGCCTCTACGCGCTTACGTAGCTCTGCCAGTTCTGCCTCACGCTCGGCTTCCAGTGCGCGTTGTTCGGCTTCGGCCTTGGCCTTGACTGCCGCAATTTGCGCGGCTTCGGCTTCTTCATAGGCGGTCAGCGGTGCGCGCAGTTCGTCTTGAAGCTTCTCAAGCCACTCGCGCGCCTGCTTACGGTTAGCGTCAACGCGCTTCGGCATTTCTTTCAGCTCAGCAACGTAGTCCTTGCCCACGTTGTCCAGTCGAACGCGAGCCTTCGCCACCTTGGCGGCAATGGAAGCGATTTCTTTCCTTCCCTTGGCCGTTGATACGTCAGCGCTGTATCCGTCCAGCGCAACCGACTTGACCGCTTCCAGTATCGGAATAAGAGCGCCTTCCACGGTGAACAATTCTGCGAGAGTGCGCTGTCCAACCGCATAGGAAACCAAGTCTTCCATTTCGGTAATCGCAGTTACGGCGCTCATTGTTTCACCTCTTCTGCGAATGCCACATCAACCGGCTCAGCGGCAACGGCTTTGGCGGTGGCCTTGAGTTCCAAAATAAACGAATTGGCAACAGCGCGCTGGCTTTCAGTCAACTTGTTGCGATACCATCCGACCAGTTCATCAGTGCCTTTTTTGGCCACGACCAAGCCTTCCATGTAAAGCGCCAATGCTTCGCCAGATTCTTCGGCGCTGGTTTCAGCGCCGCGACCGTCATTATCATCACCGCCAGTTGCCATGCCGCCAGCCGCCAACAGGGTATAGCGCTGAAGGTACGAAACGGCGCTGGCGATAGCCTGAATGGCGTTCTTGCCACCAGAGTCATCCGGCCTTGCGGTCATGGACACCGATTCGCTATGGCCTTGTGCGTGAGTCACAATGCAAGCAACGGTGATGTCAGCTTCCTTTTGCCCGACCGTCCAGCGGTGCGACAAGCCATGCTTTGCCATCGCAGGAATCATGACAGCCACTACGTCCGACAGCTCGGCGTGTAAGTAGCTGGTGGTAGTTCCCGCTTTGTTGGTGAACGATACCAGTTTACGCTTTTCGATGACCATAGGCTCGGACTTAAAATCAACCATAGCCTTGACAAATTCCTTGCGCGCCTCGTTGGCTTCCCAATCTTTTTGCAGAATGAACAAGCGCTCAAGCGTTTCAATGCTTGCTTGCTTATTGATAGCCATTTCAATCAATGTGCTTGGGCTTGCTTGTGTTGCGATTTCATTACTCATTTTGCACTCCTTAATTATTCGGATGGTTGTAACAGAGTCCACCATACATACAGCGCATGTTCGGCATTGCCTAGGCGCTCATGTAGCATTATCCACTTCGTTATTGTTTCGGTCTTTCTCAAGCTCTACATCAACGCGCTCGGAAAGGTATTTATTAACCAGCCTGCCTATTTCACTTACCATTTCCATCGACAACTTCAAACATGAAAAACTGGTTTTTGCGGCTCTGTTTTTTATATACAGCTCCGCAATCTTGCTCATGTCTGAGTTCTCGACAGCCTCCTTAACCCATTCAGGGTCTTTGAGCATATCCTCAAGCTTGGCTTGCTCGGCGTAGTCGTCATGGGCGGGATTGTTGCTCATGGTTGCGCCTTACAGGGTTGAGCGCTGACATATTTCGGACAGCCGCCCAGTCGCTCTACGAATGCACTCATCTAGGTCATTTAACTCTCTTTCAAGCGGAGAGTTTGAATCCACTGATTCATCATTCAGGCGCGGCAAAGGTGGGCAAAGCACGGACTCGAATTTAGTTTCTGAAATATCAATGGCGCAGTGAAGATTTTTAACGCTTTCGTTAAGCCTTTCGATTGCGGCTTCGACTGGGGACATTGGGCGCATAACTTCGGCGCATCCAGCGCCTGCTTGGTTAGTTTTAGCATTCATAATTATTCCCTTCAATTGGTTGATTGATTTTTAAAACTTAACGCCAAAGACATACACGTTAATCATTTGTACCACGTAGCCAGCCATGCAAAACAAGGCCAGAACGCGCCAAAGGTCGCGGCTCGCTTTGGTAGCTTCATGGGCGAAGCGCTCAGCCAAAAGACTTCCTCGTTGGTCGGCGCTCATCGGCCTGCCCCCCCTACAAACAGGCTCTTCAGGATTTCAACCCAGCGCGCGCGGCTGGCGAGCATATCATCTTGGATGTGGCGGCAGATAATTTGACCGATGCCAGCATGATTGTTTTGCTGGAACATTTCGACAATCTGCTGGGTTTGCGCATGAGTCAGGACAATGACGTTCGATGCGTTGAATATCTCACTTTCAGTAAATTCTTTCATGATTCGTACTCCGGTAGTGTTTCATTAAAGTCATCTGTAATTCCAGAACCTTTCGATTCAACCTTGACTCGGTAGCTTTCAAACAACGGCCTTAAAAAAGAGTCATCATTTTTAATTAGCCCAAAAGCGTGAAGCTTTAAAAACACTGGGTTATCTGATATTTCATCTTGAGTGACGTAGGCCATTGCCTTCGGCACGTTTTCAATGAAATCGACCACATAATCCAGTATCTGTCTTTCGGTGTAAGCATTCACAATGTCGAGCGCTTTTTGCCTTGAAATCGTCATCTTTATTTCCTGCTAGTCACTGTGAACAACCCTACAATAGTACAGCTAGTTTTACATGTCAATAGGTAAATTAAATTTATTTTAGGCTTGACAGGTAAAATGACATGAACTATATTGAGCGCATGAATAACATCAAAGCATCGGAAATAATTGACGCGCTGGGCGGTACGGTAGCCACTGCAAAGCTTTTGAAATACTCGAAACAGAGAGTATCGAACTGGCGGCGCACAGGCATTCCAAACGAAGTACTGACTATTCTTTGCCTGAAATATCGAGCAAAACTTAAAGATGTCGAAGATAAACAGTCGGCGGCTTTGAGATAGTAAAAATGCCTATTGACATCAAAATTGTCATGCGGCAGAATCATGGTGTGCCTTACTATCTGGTCATGCGGATAGGACAGGCGAGCGAACACGCTTGGCACACTTCTTTTTGTTCGCCTGTATGTTCGCCACAATCCGTATGCAATTGTGGTGTTTTACCCCGCAAGTTAGCAGAGGATTTATTATGAATGCCGTCATTCAGCCCAAAAATTGGGGCGAGTTTCAACACTACAAAGACCGTTCACCGACATGGATTAAGTTGCATAAATCCATTCTGGATAATTACGATTATCAACGCTTGCCGCTTGCTAGCAAAGCGCTAGCACCGATGTTATGGTTGCTAGCGAGCGAGTACGATGAAGGCAAAATACCGCTAGATTACGACCTGATTTCATTTCGCCTCAGAACCAATGTTGAAGACCTGAAAAGTGCGCTAAGTCCTTTAATTAAATCAGGTTTCTTCCTTCTCAATCAAGATGCTAGCAACGTGCTAGCAGAATGCTTGCCTAGAGAAGAGGATATAAAGCATATAAATCTAGAAGAGAAAGAGAAGAGCCTTGTCGCGCTAAAGCCGCGACCGAGCAAAAAAGCGCCAGCCGATTTTCAATTGACCCCAGCATTGCTTGAATGGGCTTATGCTCAAGGCATACCTGAAGCCGTTGCAAGGCGTGAAACTGAAGCTTTCATGGATTACACGTTCAAGACAGCCAGAACCGACTGGGAAGGCACTTGGCGTAACTGGATGCGGAAGTCTAAAGGCGCAAGCCCGAATGCCATTACGAAAGAAGTGCTTGGGCTTGCAGACCAAGTGATGCAAACCCACTATCGAAATCAGGAGCTGAAACAATGCCAGCCATGAGCGACCAGAAGTTTGCCGAGTTCTTCGCCGTGATGTCGGGCATATTCGGTCACAAGTGGATTTCCCAAGTCGGCACGAATCCTGACGGCATATCCGCTCGCGTTTGGCGTGATGGCCTGTCGAGCCTTGAGATACCGCAGATTGCCGAGGCCATACAGCATTACAAAAACAACAGCCTGTCGGCGGTATGGCCTCCATCGCTCCCTGAGTTCCGGCTTCAGGCGCTTGGCTTGCCGAGCCTGAATGCCTACCGGCATTTGCTTGCAACCGGACAAGTAACACCATTCACGTTGCTGGCGAACTCATTTCTGGATGCTTACCGGCTCAAGCTTGCCAGCGCCAAGGAGCATGACGCGCTGACCGAGCGCGCATACTGGCTTTCGTGTGAAGCTGTGGAGCATGGCGCGGCTTTGCCGGAAGTTCCGGTGATGATTGAGGCTCAGCCGGTCAAGCGCAACAAAGCGCCGCCTACGCCTGAACAGGTCGAGAGCATCAAGGCCAGCATCGCCGCCGCCAAGGAATTACTGTCATGAACGAGAAGGTATGGCGGTTAGTCGAAGCCGGTTGTAACCTGACAGAAATATCCGAGTATTTCAAAGTCACCGAAGATGCCGCGCAGGTCATGGTGTCGGAAGCAAAGCGCTGGGCTTTTAACAAAACACTCAAAAAGGAAGTGAAGGGAAAGCAAATGAAATCATACATTTTTGAAGGCAAGGAATACTCCAGCGTTTCAGCAATCCGCCGCGAGTGGTTTCCTCATCGCTCGGACATGCATGTATCAAAGTACATCAAAATGGGCTGTACAACGGTTAAAGAATTTGTTGATTCTGAAGTTAAGGTTGAGCGCGCCGGTCGATTAGCCGCCAAGCGTGGCGTGGCGAACTCGCGCCTAGTTGGCAAAAAATGATAGTCGATTCAGACACTGCTTTGCAGGAAGCTATCGGCGAGATTCGGGCGCTGTATGCCCAGTACCGATATCTTACGGTCACGGTGAAGCATGGCAAGCATCGTGGTCTGCCAATCAACAAACTAAGCCATACTTGGTACTGTCAAATATCGCGTGAGCTTCGTGAAATGACACCGATTCAGGCGAAGGCATTTTGCAAGCTTCACTATGGCGTACCAATCATGCGCGCCGAGTGCGCGGTGTTCAGGGAAAACTACGACACCAGAATAAAGGCCGGATTCACGTATGAGCAAAAGCTCATCATCATGGAAAGCTTTCCAGTCACCAGCCTGATGACGAATCCGCAGATTAAGCAGTACCTTGAGGCCGTGCAGGCCGGTTACGCTGGCAAGGTGGCGCTTGAGTTCCCAAAGGATGAGCATGAAAAACTTACGCAATGAGGCACAGTATCACCAATGCACTTTGCGGCTGGACGGTTGCAACACCGAGCCGTGTTGCCTTGCGCATTATCGGGTTATCGGTGTTTCGGGAATGGGTATGAAATCGCCGGATTTAATCGGCGCAATATCATGCTACAACTGCCATGAGCTTGTTGACCGGCGCGCTGGCAAGATGACACAACAGGAAATAGATGCCGCATTTGCGCGCGGCATGGCAAGAACAATCAAAATTTGGATAACAACTGGAGCTATCGGCGATGAGTAAATTAGACCCAAAAAGGCTGTATGAAATATTTGACTTAGACCATAAATCCGGCAAGTTGACCAGAAAGAAAAACGGCAGAAATAAATGGTCAATTTCCAACGCAGGGTATTATCAGGTTTCGGTCGATGGCAGAACAGTTCCATTGCATCGTGTGATATGGACAATGGTTAATGGGCGCGAGCCAGCCGCCGAGATAGACCATATTGACGGCAACCGGCTAAACTGCCGACCAGCGAATTTGCGTGAAGCTACGCGCCAACAGAATTGCTTCAACACCAGAGCTAGGAAAAGCAACAAGTCTGGATTGAAGGGCGTATCCTTTTGCGCTCAAACAGGCCGTTACAAGGCATTCATTCACCTGAATTACAGAACGGTATATCTTGGTGTTTTTGTTGCCGCTAAAGAAGCCCATGAAGCGTACCGCAACAGGTTGTCGGTTGAGGCGGGTAAGTTTGGGCGGTCGGAATGACAATAAATCGCTATGCCACACGCCGCGATGGGAATGAAGCAGATATTATCAGAGAGCTTTGTGAAGTTGGATGCAGTGTTCTTCAGTTAAACAAGATAGACATCTTGGTTGGCTGTAAAGGCATGAATTTTGCATTTGAAATAAAGACAAGCGAGGGCAAGCTAAAACCATCGCAGATTAAATTGCAAAAGGAATGGCGAGGACAATACGACATCATCCGAAGCACTGAAGAGGCGCTGAAAATAATTTTTTCCCGCACTGGTAATTTTAAAGAGAGTGCGTGATAATACTAATCATTGCAACCCTAGTCGGTGGGGCTGGTTATGCCAGATAGACCGGACGCTTAGCTGAAGATGAGCGTTCAAATAATCTTCAGACGCCACGGGCGGCAACTCCATAGCCTATGCCGCCGTACCGTGAGCTGGACAGCAATAGACCCGACAGGGATGGCTGACGGGGTTGCTTGAAGGCTTTGCTGGCAGGCCGGAAAGACGGTCGGTTTTATTCACTAGACGCATAGCTACTCAGAAAGCAGACCAGTTCAACGCATTTGCGTGACACCTGATTCCAATAGTCATAACAGGCTTAGAGTACGAGTAGTTAGTCGTGTGGTGAATCAAGCCCTTGCTTGGGATTTTGTTTTAGTGAGGTATCGGCGCAGATAAAATCCAAGAGAATCGCGTCTTTCACCACTTCAATCCGCGCTAATAGCTCAATTTAGGTAGAGCGCCTGCCTTCCAAGCAGGGGGTTGCAGGTTCGATTCCTGTTTAGCGCTCCAGCAATTCATTGACATCGAACGAAAGCACAGCCATACTAAGTTCTCATGAACATAACCCTTCTTGAGGATGCGACCATGAAAGAGTGAGCCTATCCCATGCCGAATAAAAAAAGCCCCATTGCTGGGGCTTTTTGTTTAAACGGGAATTGGCTTCAAACACGTAGCGGCTGAATTGCGATTTTAAGCCCGTTGCCAAAATAAAAGGCGGTATGATTCCGCAGGATAGCAACAGTTTCAAGATAACCGATGCCAGCTTCATTAGGCGCTTTAGCGCAGAAAGCAAGCCCTGTGTTTTTGAATGAACTCAGGCCAGCTATCAAGGCTCTGGCTTTGGCGGCATCGACAATGTATGATGTATTTAGAATTGCTGGCGACGGCACACACCCATCTTCTTGCACAAATATTGCTGAATAGTCTGGGTATTTTCCATCAATTTTAAAATCAACAATCCCGCCTAATGCCATTTTTCTAGAGGATTCATCAAGCGACATTTCAATTGCCGTGTCTTCGGCCTTGGTTACCTTCAAAACTTTTTCAATAAGCTCGCGCGGGATGATGACATCCCCTTCAGCTCGCCAGCCTGTTTCGATGACAATACAGCGATGCCCGTCAGTGGCTACCAGTTCGCCAGTTTCGCCACGAAACAATACGCCGTTCAGGTAATAGCGGACATCGTTTTTCGCCGCAAACAACAGCGCGGCCTTGAGTTGATTATGTGCAAATGCGGCTTTCATAGTTTTTACTCCGGTTGGTTTTTGTGGACAAAAGGGTTTAGTAAGTTTATGTGGCGGTGGTTGTGCGCCAGCCTTTAGACAGCGCCAGCTTCGGCATAATCATTGATACGCAATCGCCGGACAGGAAATATACCCGCATTGCGTCATCCGATGACGGCTCTTTAATAGCAAGCACGTTCAGTCCGTGATACTTGTGCATAGGCTGTAACATGGACGGCTGGTTGACAAAGTATCGAGCTGGTTTTTTATCCATTGTGTTTACTTTCATAACTGTTACTCCGGCTGAAGGTAAGCGGGATGCTCGACCTTTATTGAATGCCCTGTTGCCAAGGCATTCTAAAAGGTTAGGCTTTCTGGCCTGATTCGATGATTAGGCCGTGTTTTTCGCAGTATTTGATGAATTCATAGTGCTTTTTCTTTTGAACGACAGTTTTCATGGGTATATCTAAACCTAAATCCAGCTTCGGAAAGACGGCAATCCCTAAGTTAATAAGCTCAGAGGTCATCTTGTAAGCGGAATCTAAATCAGCACAGCGCACAATAAACCCAGAAAATTCTTTAGAAATAAAATCATGCCTTGGTTTGATTGATAATACGTTCATGGGTAACTCCTGCTTATTGCCGGTAGCGGAATGCCGCCGACTTAGGTACAGAATAGCCCGTTACTTGTCACAAGTCAAGACCTTTGCATACGTATTCATAAGTCGGCAAATGCCCCTTATTGCAAAAACCCATTAAATGGTGCTGAATATATCCATGAGCCAGAACACGACCCTCGCCAAGTCAAAAAAATCCGTCAATCCAAAGGGAAAGACGGAAAGCTTAAATACTATACCGGCTGGTTTAGTAAATCACAGAACCGGCAAAGTGCGCAAAAGCCAGTATTCAGTCGAAAGACTGAAAGGCTTAAATCCAGCAAAAAAAGGCGAAGTGCGCAACCCGAAGGGGATTAACGGCTCGACCAGCGCTAAGGCCGACATGGTAACAAGAGCGCAAACGCTGGTGGATAAAGCCATGAAGGTTCTAGAAAAGAACCTGAACAGCACTGATGAGCGCGTAGCACAGACTGCCGCTCAAATGATTCTCGACCGTTCCTTCGGCAAGCCCGTACAGCCTACCGCTGAAACTGACAGTGACGGCAATGACCGTCCAGCCCCGCCACCTATGACAGTTGTCCCTGTGCAGGTAATCACTCGATGAAACTATTCCGCAAGCTGTGGTGCTTATTTGGCTATCATATGCCGGTAGGCTCTATTTTTTTTACGTCTGCTTCCGAGCCTCTAGTGGCGATTAACTGTGCAGATTGCAACCGCGATGTGTCTGACGATTATCCAGATATTGCACATAAGCTGATTGAAATTTCTGAGAGCATTAAGGCAGAAACTGAGGCGATGATTCGCAATGGATGATACAACCCCAGAATGGGTTAAAGAGCTTCAGCTCAAGCTTCACGGCATGACGGACGAAGAACTGCTTCGTTACCGTGTAATTGCCGACATTAACTGCATGGATTACCAGCAGGATGAGCCTGACGTTCCGCCGCCTGACTTTTGGGCTGACGTATGGTGGCGCACGTTCGAGTTGTGGTGCTTGCGCAGAGGCCGACCAAAGCCTAAGAAATCCGAGCTGTACGATAACGCTCGAACGCTGATTCACGTTCCGAGCCGCATGTTGCACTGATGGAAGACCAATACCCGCCAGTTCAATTGCCTGCCAAGATGGCGAAATGGGTGCATCCACGCCGGTACAAGATTGCAAAAGGCGGACGCGGTGGCGGCAAGTCGAGAGCCGCCGCTGGTATTTTGGTAAGGCGCGGCGCGCGAGAGCCTATCCGATGGCTATTTGCGCGTGAGATTCAGAAGTCGATTGAAGAGTCCGTTTACGTCCTGCTGGTCGATGAGATTCGGCGACAAAAGCTTACCGCGCATTACGACATCCTGAAGAATCGCATTATCGGCAAATACACGGGCGCGACCTTCACATTCACCGGCCTTCGGGAGCATACCAAAGACAGCCTGAAATCGTATGAAAATTACGATGGCGTTTGGGTAGAAGAGGCGCACAGTGTTAGCGCCCAAAGCTGGGAAGTTTTAATTCCAACTTTCAGGCGCGATGCTAACCCCGAAACTGGGCAGGCGGCTTCGGAAATCTGGGCGACCTACAACCCCGATGATGAGTCCGACCCGATAGACGTTATTGTTCGTGATGCTATCGCCACAAACGACCCCGACTTCCTGATTACTGAAATCAACTATCTGGACAATCCATGGTTTCCTGAAGTTCTGGAAAAAGAGCGCAAGCGTATGCTCGCCCAAAATCCAGACCTTCATGAGCATATTTGGCTTGGCAAGTACCGTTCGGCGCTCGGCATCATGTTCAAGCGCGAGTGGTTCAAGCGCTATGACGTGCTACCAGCCAAGCGCAACCGCTACATTGCCAGCGACTACGCAGTTACACCGGACGGTGGCGACAGCACAGAGCATGGCGTATGGGCGCTCGATGATGAAGGCAGGTTGTATGCCGAAGCGTGGTGGCACGGGCAGACCGCGCCGGACGTGTGGATTGAGGCATGGATTCAGCTCATCAAAACGCACAAGCCGATTCTGAAAGCGTTTGAAGAAAAGGGCGCTATTCTTCGAGCCGTGGATGGTGCAATCAACAAGGCCATGAAAGAGGCAAACTGCTACGTTGTCCGCGAAGGATTGCCTTCTGCGACTAATAAGAATATAAGGGCGTTAGGCTTCCAAGCTCGCGCTTCGGCTGGGCTGGTGTATTTCCCCAAGACTCAATGGGCGGACAGGGTTATCGACCAGCTATGCCGATTCACGGGCGAAGCTGGCAAGATTGATGACGCCGTGGACGTATGCTCGCTGATAGGCCGAGCGCTGGATGAAATGCACAATGCATCGAAGCCGGACAAGCCTGCGAAAGAGCCAGCCAAGGTGTTTACTCAAGAGTGGTTCGACAAGCTATACAAACAAGACGAAGACTCCAGACAACGTGAAGAGGCGCATTTCAAATGAACAACGAAAATGAACTGAATGACGGCGCACAAACCGGCGATGTCGGGAAGTGGATGAACCGTATCAAGAGTGCCGTGAAATTCGATGAGTCTGCACGAAAGCAGTACGCCATTGACCGGCGATACGCGCGCGGCGATTCCGGTGAATCCGTTACGGCAAACCTTGTCGGCACTTATGTCGATATTACCGCCAGCTTCCTTGCCGCCAAGCAACCGGACGTTGACGTTTATCCGGCGCGCAGTGTCGAGCCGCCGAGTCTGGATGCATTGCGTGACATGTCGGAAGATATTGTTCGCCAGAAACCTGAGATTCAGCAAGCCGCCACCGCGACACTTCAGGCCGCGACCGCCATGGAAGACCCGAATGCCGTGGCAATTGCCCAGCAAACCGTGGATGCAATGGTTGAAAAGGAAATCCGCGCCGAATATGATGCGCTTCGCAAGAAATTTAGCAGTCGCCAGCGTGATGCTAAAGTTTTCACCGAAACGATGGAGCTGGTTATTTCAAGCCTTTGGTCGAAGGCCAACATCAAGCGCCGAATCAATCAGACCACGCGCTCGGCTCTGACTATCTCAGTCGGCTGGATTAAGGCGAGCTGGCAGGAAACTACCGGCATGGACTCGCCGATGACGACTCAACGCCTGAACGGCCTGAAGGATAACATCGCGCGCATTAAGGCCAAGCAAGTCAAGTTGTCCGAAGAGAACTACGAATACAGCGCGCAAGACTCCGATGAGGCCGCAGAGATTGCCGACCTTGAGCGCCAGATTGCCGCCGTGCAAGCCGAAGCCGAATCGCAGAAATCGCAGGGCTTTGTCGCCGACTGCACGAAGGCCGAAGACATCGTTGTTGCGAAGGGCGTTCCGCTGGTTGATTACCTAACCGCGCCGTGGATTGCGCACAAGATACCGTTGCCGATTGATGACGCGAAGGCGATGTGTCCGAATATCGCCGATTGGTCGAAGGCTACGCGCTTTTATCCGCGCACTCCAATAGGCATACAGAACAGCAACGAAGGGCTGATGCAGTCAACTGTTGGCATTGATGACGCTGAAACATTTACCAAGTCAAACGGCGTGAATGCTGAAGCGCCGGACGCTGATTGCTGGGTGATGGCTTGGGAAATTTGGGATAAAGGCTCAAACCATGTGCTTACTGCGATTGAAGGCATTACAAGCCAATGGGCAAAAGAGCCAGCAATCCCAGCGCCGACTACACGCTTCTACCCGTTTTTCCTGACTCCGATTGGCATTATCGACAACGAACGCCATCCGCAATCGCTGGTAACGCGCACCATAAAGCTGATAGACGAATACAACCGTATCGGCTCGGCTGAAGCTGAGCATCGCCGCCGCATTCGTCCGAAGATGATTTTCAATGCTGGCGCGCTTGCCGCAGGGCAAATGGAAAAGCTGATGAGCGCTGGTACGGTAGAATATGTGGGCGTTGAACTCACAAGCCCTGAAGCCGACATCCGCACCATTTTCGCGCCGATGGCCTATCCGCAAATGGATGCATCGCTTTACAATCGCCAACCGATTATCACCGAGCTTGAGCGTGTATGGGCAGTGCAAGAAGCGCTCGGCGGCTCGGTATCGGTTGCAAAGACGGCGACCGAAGCCGACATCCAGCAACAGGGCTTCAGCTCGCGCACCAGTGACAAGCGCGAAGCCATCGAAGACATGATGACCGAGCTGGCGCAATACACGGGCGAGCTGGCACTGACGCACCTGAACGCCGATGAGGTGCGCGTGATTGCCGGTGAAGACTCGCTGTGGCCTAAAATAACCAAGCCCGAAGACATCGAAATGATGTGCCGAATCAGTATCCGAGCAGGCAGTACAGGCAAGCCGAATACGCAACTTGAGCGTCAAAGCTGGGGCATCCTGTTGCCGCAACTCACCAATGCCGTGATGCAGATTGGACAGCTCCGCCAAGCCGACCAAAGCGACCTTGCCGACAAGTTGGAAGACTTGGTGCGCTTGACCGCCGAGCGCAATGGCGAGCGCTTGGATATTGATTCACTGATGCCGCAAGCATCGACAACCCCGCAACCCATGATGCCTGCCGACCCGACTGCACCGCCAGCCGCGCCAGCCGGTCAATTACCACCGATGCCATGAGAGAGAAGCCATGACTGATACTACCAAGCCAAATGTTGATAACCCAGCAGAAAACCCAGCCAATGTGGAAACGCCGCAAGAGCCGGAAAGCATCGCCGAAGGCATGATGCAGGCCATTGAGAAAGGCGAAGAACCTGAAGCGATGCCAGCGCCGAATGAAGAGCCGAAGGCCGATGAGTCAAAGTCTGCCGATGCGCATCCAGCCGATGATGCTGACAAGCCTAACGCTGAGCTGGAAGCTGAAATGGATTCGCTCGGCCTGAAAGAGCGCTCGCGCACACGCTTTCAAGCCTTGACCCGTGAGAATAACGAACTGCGACCACTGAAGGCCGCACTCGAAGCCGCTGGCCTGAAGGACATGGCGGACGTTCCGGCGCTGATTGCCCGTGCTGAAGCTGGCACGGTGTTTGAAGAAGCCATTAGAGCGACCGGCGCGCCACCGAGCGACTTTGCTCAAGCGCTGGACATCTTGGCAGACCTGAACTCCGGCGACATTGCACGGCAAACACGTGGCTTCGATGCATTAAACAACGTTGTGAAGCAGTGGTCACCACTACTGGGCAAGCCGATTGAAATCGTTGACTTGCTCGAAGGCCATCCTGACTTGGCTAATGCCGTTGATTCTGGCGAGATTACCAAGGCTCATGCGCTTGAGCTTGCCCAGAATCGCTCACAGAAACGTTTGCAGGAAGCCCGTGCGCAACAGGTCACACAGCAAACCGAGCAGGCTGAGCAGTACGAACAGGTCGAACAGGAAGCGCGCCAGCGCCTGACCGCCTTGGGTAATGAGCTTGCATCCAAAGACCCGCATTATCAAGCGAAGTATCCAGCACTGAAGGCCGCGCTCATTTCCATCATGGAAAACACGCCGCCCGACCGCTGGGAAATGGCGGCATATCGCGCCTATCAGAACATTCCAAACCCTGTCGCGCCAGCACAAGCGCCAGCAACGGCTCGCCCGTTACGACCAGTGCCAGTGCGTGAGAATATAGTGCCTGAGTTCACTGACCCGCTGGCGGCATTGCGCGCCGGTATCGCCGCCGCCAATGGTGAGGTTGCCTGACCCCCTAGCCAAGTGAGAGAGCTTGGCTTTCGCCCCGCTTCGGCGGGGTATTTTTTTGCCCTATTGCAAACAGTATTTAATCGGTTCAGACTTTTGCACATGGGTAGAAATACCCATGCCACGATGGCTGATAAGCTGGGTTCGCCGCCAGTAGCGCATGTAAGAGAATCGCGCCCTCGAACGTGGATGAATCCCATTCATCACTTTCTTTGAGGACACTCTCATGCCATTTACCCAAACCCAGCTTACCAATGGCGCTCGATACGCCATTGAAACGCACAAGCGTAATGCTCCGATTGACCAAATCAACAACGCACGTCCGTTGTTGCAGTGGTTCATGAAGAACAAAAAGCCGACCACCTTCGGCAACGGTCAATGCACCGAAAACATTTTCGTAACCAACAACAGCAACTACCAAAACTATTTTGGCGCAGATGCTGTGACCTTCAACAAGCGTGACGGTGTGCGTCAAGCCAAGTACCAGTATGCCAACTACCATGACGGCTTCTGGTTCGATGACGATGAACTCGCCGCCGCTGGCATCATCATGACCGATGATGGTAGCGCCACTCAAACCTTGGAAGAAGCACAGATTCTGGCTGGCAAGCTCGAATCCGCTTACATGGCTTTGCGTGAATCCGTCCAGACCGGCCTCGACATCGAGTTGCTCGATGACGGTGTTGCAAATCCGAAAGGTTGCGTTGGCTTGGATGCCTTGGTTGATACCACTCCGACCACTGGCGTTGTCGGCACTATCGACTCTGCAACCGCTACTTACTGGCGCAACTATGCTTCGATGGCTATCTCTGCCGCAAACTTGCTGGCACAGATGGAAATCATGTGGCGGCGTTGCTCGCAGTTCGGCGCAGGCGCGCCGGACTACATCGTATGCGGCGAAACCTTCCTAGACGCTTATCGCACTGCCTGCTCGGCAACCGTGGGCGCAGGCGCTATCCAGCGTCAAATCATCGTGCCGGAAAAAGGTGGCGTTGGTTTGGATGGTTCTGTTTCCGGCCTGTTCTTCAAAGGCGTTCCGCTGGTATGGAATCCTTCGTTTGAAGCAATGGACGTTATCAAGGGCGCAATCACTCACCCTTGGACGAAGCGTTGCTACTTCCTGAACAGCAAGCATATCAGCCTGAAGCCAATGAAAGGCCGCTGGATGCAGGACTCGAAGCCAGCTCGCTTGCCCGACCGTTATGTGACGTACTGGGGCACTCGCTCAAGCTACGCCATGACCACCAACAAGCGCACGGCTCATGCTGTGATGTCCATCGCCTAAGCGCGAATCCCCGCCTTCGGGCGGGGGTTTTCCCTTCGCCAAATTGAGGAATTATTTATGTCACTGAAACACAAAATCCTGTCGGCTACCGCCATCGACCTTGCTGAAGTCAGCCCGTTTTTGAACGGCGGCGATGCCGTTGCCATTAACCTGACTGCCGGTGCGTTGACTGTCCAGCACTCGGACGACAACTCATCCTTCAGCACGGCGGTTGTATTGTCTGCCGCGACCGGCGTTACGCCAGCCGATACCATCGTGGGCTTGAAGCGCTACGTGCGCTTGTCGTCTGCCGGTACGGTTGTCTTGATTGCCAACCTGTAATCTGCTGGCCTCTTAACTGAGGCCAGTTTTTTTCCACGCACAGAGAGAGAAACTATGCGCCAGTTCAAACAAAGTCTTATCGAAGTCAAGATTCACACGAACACCATTCAGAAGTTGGTGAACTCCCATGAAGTGCCGATTCTTCAGGCTATCCATGGCGATGACGACCGATGCCATGTCATCGAAGAAGATGCAGGCTATGTCGAGTCACCAGCGACCAATGAAGAAGAGTTTAACCGCCTGCTCGAATGTTATCCAAAGTATGCGGACGCCATTCGTATGATTCACCGAAATCCAAAGACACTCGGCGAGCTGATTGACGAATCGGCGGGTGTTGCACCAAAACCAAAAGCGCCAGCGTCTGCAAAACCAAAAGCGCCAGCCGCACCGAAAGCCGCTACTGAAAAACCAAAAGCGGTAGAAGCCTAATAACGCAAAGGCGGTTCGCCGCCTTTTTTTGGAGTAACCCGTGCCTATCGTTGATTACAATAGCCAGATAGCTGAAGTGCTTGGGTATCGCACAAAACTCCAACTTCGCCAAGACCTCATGAAGCGTCTTGGTTTTGCGGCCTTAGCCGCTGTGCCGCCTGTCGGCATGGCGGAACTTTTGAATAGTTTCCTTGATACCGCGCATCGCGCCCTATTCCTTCGCCCAGCCGTGCCGCGCCAGAAGCGCATATTCACTTGGACGATTACTGCCGGTCAAAAGTTCTACGGCCTGAAGACCAATGAAGAAGGCGGCACTGGTGCGAACAAGCCGATGGATTGGCGCAAAGTCGAGTGGGTGGGCATCGAAGATGAGAACGGCAACTGGCGCGCGCTACATGCAGGCATTCGGCCTGAAATGTACAGCACCGACCAGACTGGCACTCCGACTCACTACGACATCCGCCAAAGCATCGAAGTGTGGCCTGTGCCTGAAGTCACCGGACAATTCCTTCGTGTGCTTTCCGGCGCTGAGCTTTCGGCCTTCACTGCTGATAGCGACACGCCGAGCGTCAACGATGAAATCCTGTTTCTGATGGCGCTGTATCTGGGTAAGCGCCATTACAATCAGCCTGACGCAAACGACCAATTGCAAATCATGGAAGCCATGATTCGCGGCGAGATTGCCGGTACGCATTTAACCAAGCGCTACGTGCATGGGCAAGAGCCTGTCAGCGTCATCTATCCTGTCACTGTCGAAGGATTCACATGACATCTTTGACGATGCTGAAGCAAGGCATTAACCGGATGCGTACCAAGGGCGGCGCGAATCCTGAGAGCCTGTACAACTTCAAAAATGGATACCTGACGCTTGCCGGTACGCCTAAAAGCCGTGGCGGCACAGTGCGTGAGTTGACCCTTCCAGCCGATACCAAAGGATTGACGGTATTCGGCGGCAAGCTGGTGACGTTTCATCACAACTCGACCGCTGGTGGTTCGGCGCTTGTTGACATCAAGATTCTGGTGCATCCATCGAATGTAACTGCCAAGCTCCGCAAGATTCACTTTGCCCAGCCCTTCGCTGGGTATCTGTATGTTGTGGCCGAATACGATGATGATTCGGTGTACCACTTCTACCTCAATAACCATTCGGCATGGCAGGCCGAAACGCAATACAAGGCTGGCGACATTGTGCGCCCGACCGTTGCGAATGGCCGGTTGTACGTTGCGCAGGCCGCGCCGACTACGCGCCCACGCTGGGCGGCAGGTGTGGTGCGCGCGCTTAACGATGAAATCATTCCGACTGCCGACAATAATTTCTATTACAAGTGCGTGGCGGTCGAAGGCAATAAGAACGCCGCACTCCCGCTGCTTGCGGCGTGCCTGCTGACAGAGGACGAGTGCGTCCTCACCAACGTTCCTCGTATTGGAGACGTTGAAGTGATGGCGCGCCTGCTGCTCGACCTCGGCGCCG